AGAGATCTATAAACAAAACCATCATTGTTTGTATTACGAAAACCAAATTTATTAGGTTGGGTAGGAGCATTGGGTAGAATGTTATCTAGATCAAATAGATCATTAATAGAGTTAGCTGTTGTACGGATCTCTACAGAATCACCAGCAGAAAATGTATTGTTTAGATTCCTAGCAGTGCCATCTGCTTGTGTAATTGTTAGCGTATCTGCATTCCTAGCAGTTACACGCATAATCTCTGTATTAGTAGCAAGTGCTGCGGAGGTAACTGTTATGTAAAAATATTCGTTTGCACCTAGTGTAGGGAACTTACCTCCCTCTCCACCTAGCAAAGACAAAGTACCTTGGTTAGCAGAAATGCCTCCTGCTAAAGATCCTTTAGCACTGTTGGCTGTTTTTACTAACGAGTAGTTTGTCATTTACGATACCGTTACTGTCCATGAAACTGTTAGCGTATCCGCTGCACCTTTGTTGATTACACTAAATACTGTACGGCAAAGCATAGTACCACCAGAACTAGCGTTGAATAGGCCAGCTTCTGTGATAGCTCCTGTTCCATTACCTGCTCCAAATGTAGCTGAGTAAGTAACAGCAGCACCTGACACACTAGTACTAGTAAGTGCTTGCCTGTTTGCTTCTGTGACTAACGCTGTCTGAGATGCAGCAGCTGCTGTAGTTCCTGTGCCAATAGCCATATGGCTCATAGCTGTTGCTGTAGCATCTTTCATACGTGATGCTATGTAACCTTTACCTGCGGTTACTACTAGGTTATCAAAGTCATGCTCTTCTTTGACAATCCCCATTTGGTCAACAAGTATAACATTTAGTTTACCCGTTACCGTAATTTCGTCTGTAAACATACTACCTCCTAGTTACTAAAAGTCTGCAGAACAAACTCTTCATTAAACGGTGGAGAGGAGCTAATAAGTGTGGCACTATTAAACAAACCCCCGTCACCTTCAAAAGATGCACCTATCTCATACGTGTTGTCAGATGCACTAATTGAATCTACCACGCTTTTAATAGGCTGTAAAACTATATTTTGAGAAACTGACACACTGTCTGTAAATGGTGATCTAGTAAATACCATAGCTGGTGCGTCTGTCATAACCACTGGATCTGGATCTACCTGAGCAGTAGATGTGTTAGTATCAATAGGTTTAGTAGCTACAAAGGTAGGTGATGCATCAGATAACGTTACAGTATCTGTAAATAATCTACTGTATGCCACCTGTGGAGAAAAAGCATCACCTAAACTAACACTATCTGTAAACCCTGTAACTGCAGTAAAAGCTGGAACATCAGAAGCTGACACACTATCAGATGGATTTTTACCTATTGTATGTATAGGTGCAGCATCAGACGGAGTTGCAAAATCTCCTATTACATCCGTGTAAAGTTGGTTTTGATAGAATCGTAAATTACCCGTTATAGTACCTGTGTAAGGATTTAGAGTCTGATTTACATTATCAGCATCACCAGCTACACTAGATCCTTTACCAACACCAAATCCACTATCATTACCTCCAGCCCAGACACCAGCGCCACCAGCACCCAAATTACCAGAGCAGGACTCTTCCATAACAAGTTGATTATCAATCCATAACCTACCTCGTTTATCCGTCATGGATATATCCCAAGCCAAGGTATGTGTCTGGTTGTCAAAAAACTGTGGGTAGTCAGCTATATCTATCTCAACTACAAACCCATTTGTGGATGTAGTTTGAAATGTATTTCTACCTTCTCCACCTCTGAATCGTAGTTTTCCTGTGCTAGTTATACCTAGGTAAGATCCGTGAAAAGCCCCACCTACATCCCATATACACTCAGCACTTGAGTAAGATGATTTAAGTTGTATATCTGCTGCCCACGCACAGTTTTGATTTCTACCTGGCAGTACAGAATTACTGTTAAATATAATCTGCGCCCCACCAGAAGAATACGCCTGTGTGTACGTAACTGTTACTTCATCTTCTTTATCTAAAGGCAACACCTTAGTAGTTGTTTTTGCATCAGCTTCGCTTACCACAGGAGTATCAGCAAACGTTCTGCTAAACGTCATAGTAGGCTCAAATACATCTGACATATTTGCCGTGTCACTAGGATTAAAACCTATAGCAAACGGCCCTATAGAGTCAGTCATAGAAAAGCTATCAGCTAAAGAATTAAGACCTATAGTAAACGCAGGAAGGTCTGTAATAGAGGCTACATCAGTTAAAGAGTTAAAACCTATAGTGAACGGCCCAATAGAATCAGCTGTATTAATACTATCACTAGGATTTAATCCTACTGTAAATGGCCCTATAGAATCAGTTATAGAAAAGTTATCAGTTAAAGGTCGTCCTACCTCAAGCGCTGGTAAATCTGTAATAGAGGCTGTGTCAACTAAAGAGTTAAAGCCTATAGTAAACGCAGGAAGATCTGTAACAACAGGCGTATCACTAGGATTAAATCCTATAATAAACGGCCCGATAGAATCTGAAGTAACTACAGTTTCTGCTGGTAGATTAATGACTGGTATAGCTTCATACGTCATAAATATCTCGTGCTGCAATGCACGAGCAGAAGCTCTATATATAACTTCAGTTATAACTGGATCAGCAGCTAAAAATATTTCACTATCTTGAGGTTCTGCTTCGAGTGAAATACCAGTGCCTGAAAGACTACTAGAAGCAGATCTGGCAGATACATCAAAAGCCAGACCACCTTGAGTAGCGGCTTTAAGACGTATGTTGGGCATTAGAAGTTATCCCGTACTCTAAATTTAATTACATCATAAACAGTTTGAATAGCACCATTAAAATCTATATTTACTTCACCTTCATACATTCCAGGGTCTACATTAAGTACACCACCAGCAAAATCAAACTGTACTTGCCCTCCAGTTCCACCACTAACTTTATTAGCAGTTATTGTAGACAATACAGTAGTTGTATTTTGTTTACGAAACTTTACAGTGATAGCTGTAGTACCAGCGCTAAGATCAATAGCACCACCAGTAGAATCATCTGTTAAAGTAACTATAATGTCAGGTTTTGAATTACCTTTTACTAATCTAATTACATCAGCCATATATCACCTCAACATCCAAAAGCTACTGGTTTAACACGTAGCGAGTTTCTAGCTGCACCAAGGTTAGCTCTAGCTCTTCGCTCTGCAGTTTTATGTAAAAATTGCTTAGCGTGATACGCAGCTAACTCTCTGTCTGACCATGTTCGTTCAGGTAAGATTAGTAAGTTTTGAAGTGCTCCGTGCATTATAATATTTTCTAATTCATCAAATGCTGTAGTGTCCATTTCTAAAGCTGTACGTAATGGTTTAACAGCAATAACCATACGTATCTCATAAGTTTTAGCATTATCAGGTGTAGGTGTTACAATAAATGTATCAGCATCAAGTTGTGAGATATACCTTGGAATCCCATAATCAGCAGCCACAAAATCAGGCCATTTAGGAAACCTATCTTGGAAATCTTCTAAAGGTAATGCTGTCATATGATTGCCATCTATAGAAGCACTCAAAAACGCATGAACCTCAGTGTTAGTTGGGGGGTCATAAGGATAATCATACACCCCTGTAGTTAGTGGTATTTTAGTTTGTATATGTCTATAAGCCAGAGTTTTTTCACACGCATCTATAGCAGCATCTCTCACATACTGTTCTATAACAGGCTGTGGACATCCTGGGACACTGGGTGATAATCTTGGCACTAGACTGTCGAATCTTGTTGGCATTAAACAACCTCCTCTTCAGATATTCCGCCGCCTTCTGTATCAGTAATCTGTCTAGTCTGCGAGGATATACCAAGTGCTTGTGAGAAGGACTGCTGGAAAAGTGCAGCTCTATTTGAGTTAACATGCTCATTATCTATAGACTCCGCTAAAAATACTGTACCATCTACAATGGCAGGAAAATATGCATCAGGCAGTAAAGCTACTGCTTGTGCTCCCGTGTAAATAGGTGGAGTTTGAGCATACTCAATTACTATCTCGTGAGAGGTAGGAGCTTTCGGATATATAAAAAATTTATTTGGATTACGTATATTTCTAATCCAGTTAATAGTGCTAGCAGCATTATCAGTCATCCAAGATGGATATGCTTGATCTAAAACTTCCCGTGTAGTTTCTATGATCCCATTACCATTAACATTATAGTAAACTTCCATTAATCTAATAGAATCAGCAGGTGCTGACTGTACAACTGTACCAGCAACACAAGCCAGATTTGTCTGTAATGAAAACAAATCAGGTCTAAATATAGCTGTTCTTCTTAAAACCTGATTGGCAAACTTCAACAGCATAGCATCTGTATAACGATACCCTGTTGCATCTGTATCCTGTATTAGATCACGGACTTCCGCTATAACATCATTTAGAATCATCTACCCAAGCCTCATTCTCAGGCGTATCAGGATCATCAGCTATATAATGACCTTTGTCGTTTCTAGCTCTGGTTAAACCTTTTGTAGCCTCTTCTTCTAGCTCTGCAGAAACTTTAGGTGTGTCATCCACAACTTTTGTTTCCATGTTTACCTTAGCCTTACGCCCTTTTTGTTTTTTAGTCATAAATTTTTCTGGAAATGCTTCTTCCTCAGTAACTTCTTTAGTCATAGGATTAGCAGCTAGGATTTCATTCCATCCATAGATTTCACCATCCTGTATATTTTTTAACCATCGTGTCATTTCTTTCTCCTTCTTACTGATTTAACTCGCCTTGGCTTTCCTGCTGGTTGTCCAAGTCGTTTTTTCTGTGCGATCCTACTTTTCTTTTCGGATGCACTAAGTTCACTAGATGTTTTGGGAGTCTTAGAACTGATACGCTTGGATGGGCGACAATATGGAGTACCCCGTTTTTCACCTTTACGTCTGCCACATGCCTTCCCCGTACGAACGTCAACCCATTTCTCCTTGAACCATCGTTTTAATTTTGCCCCTTCCGCTGTTTTTCTGACTGCCATATCATTTTTTCTTTCTGGTAGTCTTCCTAACTTTAGAGTTGCCCCAATTAGAAGCGCCTACTTTTCTACATTTAGCTAAAGCCCCTGATGCATATGCTGAGGGCCAAACTTTATAGCGGCTCTTCACCTTATGATAACATGCGTCTTTCTTACCCATAACTTACCATTTCTTGCATGACCAATATCTAGCTGTCATCTTAGACGGTGGCCTGCTGTCACAACCATGTCTAGCACGAAAGTTCTTTCTGCGACCTGGCTGATTCTTTTTAATCTTCATATTGGCATCGCCAAATCTAATAATTTTTTCTTTGCCTCCCTGACACGCTTTAACAACAAACTTCTTACCGCCAGATACCTGACGTTTCGGTTTGTTACATGCCATTTTAGCTTTATTGATTTTAGCCATACTATGTCCTTTTAGAGTAGGGGGGCATCGCAGTGCGAATCCTAACCCGCCCCCCTAATCCTTTAGGCGACTGTTGAACAATCAACAACTACTGCCCAAACTTTAATCCTAGCCGCATCAGTTACAGCTCCAGACACACCGATAAGCATATCAATGGTATCTGCAGTTGCAAAATAGTGGCTCTGATTATCGCCATTCAAAAGTGCACCGTTTGAAGATGTAGTACCCGCTGTATTAGCATCGCCCCCATCAACAAAACCGTCAACATCTCCGCCTGTAAGACCGAGATCAAATGTTGACGCTGCACCTTCAGCAGTAATAGTAGTTGCACCAACTGCCAACACTAGTGTGTTAGCTGGAATCGAAAGCACTTCGATAGAGTCACCAGCGGCAAGAGCTGTAGCACCTGCTGCAGCCCTAGCTGTAGTGATTTTAGCAAAGTCCAAATCGACTTCCATGTACCCGACTCTGTTAATGCCCTTAGCTGGATGTCCAGCAGAACCTTTATCAAAGCCGTGTGTATCTGTATAAGCAGCCATCTGATCCTCCTATTAAAGAGTAACAACCATCGTGGCAAGAGCTTCAGGCTTAACGACTTTATAGCCGTAAACTTGAAGACCACGAATGATGTTACCAAAAGTTGTTTCAGAACGGATGGTTTCCATATTTGTCATCTGAGATGCAAATGTGAAGCCCATATTGTGTCCACCGATAACGCTGAACTCAGAACCGTTCTTGTAAAGATTGTGGCTTACATAAACAGTAAACCTGTCAATCATGCCCAAACGTCCGTTACGAAGAGGTGTATTACCATCTCCAGTGATAGACGCATCCTTCAGATCAGATTGCTTGATCATACCAGCCATCTTAGCAGGGATCACTATAAAGCGATCTCCTTCAGGACAGTTAGCTTCGTCAAGCACAGTACCCATATCAATAATCTTACCAATAACATTATTGGCAGTAATTGCTTCTGGATTACCTGCTGCACCAAGGTCAATATCGCCAGAAATTCGTCCAGCTGTTGTACCTTTGTTTAGTGCAGATACATCAGGAAGAAGATCAGTCAAGACTCTTTGATCAATCTTGATTTTCATTCTCTCTGAAGCGTCTTTTGACCACTGATCCATCATATTAACGTCAGCTTGCACTTCGTCTACATCGTCTTCGATACAGGCAAAGTACTCACCTTTGTCAATAAGCAGCTGTAGCTTTGGCTTATCAGGCTGCTCTACGTTAAGAGTTTGACCCTTGACGTATGTCTGGATAGTAATTTCAGGAGTAGTACGGATATTAACCGTATCACCCATGCTACGAATCTCACCTTCGTAGGAGGTGTTAGAGATTGCTGCGAGCACTGTTGCATCGTAGAAATTCTCAATGAGCTTACCCGACCATATCTCAGGAATAAAATTCCCAGTATACTGCGGATGCCCAGGGGATGTTGCGTATGCCATTTTGGCCTCCTAACACATGTTTAAGTTATGCGACCCTCTGCCTGAGCAGCAAAGATGTCACGTTCAATTTTTGCCCTCTCATCATCACGACCTTTGAACTTACCTTTACGTATATCATCATAAAACGCAGCTATATCAGCTGTGCTATACGATGGTTTAGATCCAGCAGGTGCATTAGCTCCAGCACTCCTAGTTTTCTTAGGAGCAACCTGTTGCTTTAGTTCGTCTTGATTTGCGGACTTTACCTGTTGAGCAGATCCGTTACCGTTTAAGCCTGACCAAGTTGTGAAGAATGCTGCTACCCTGTCAGTGTCATATTTACGCTGAGCATCTTCAAGATATGCTTGCCTTGCCATACCCGTTAGTGGGTCGACTTCTAACAACCATGCTTGAAAATTATCGTCTTCGTTAATACTCTGCCAGTCTGGAACAATAGTAGAAAGTTTAGACCAAAATAATTGTTCTTGGGTATCACCAACTTGATTAGCTAGTTGCTGAACTTGCGGAACAGTATTCTGTGTCATTTGAGCAATTTGTGCTTTCAAAGCGCTAACTTCTCCTAACAAATTACCCGTCTCTTCTTTGGTAACTTTACGCATGATGTCTATAGATTCACCATACTCCTCAACCTCTTTCTCTGAGAGTATTGGCTTTGGAGGTTCTTGCGGCTGTTGCTTCTGTTTATTAATATTAGCTATCAACTGCTCGAACTGGGTTATCTTAGCACCTTGTTCCTGCACCATTTGTTTTAGCTGAGGAACTTCTGCGTTATACATTCCTTGAAGAGTCTTGTACTTTTGTTGCCAATTAGTAGTACTCTTTTCTTGATTGTCTTCTGAGTGCTCTCCAGAAGACTCGACCGCAACTTCTTCTACACTGTCGGCAGCAGGAACAGCCTCAGTAACCTCCTCTTCTTGAGGGGTTTCCTGATTCTCATTCACTTCTTCAGTGCCATTTATTTCTTTATACAACTCTTGTACTGCCTCAGACTGTTTCTGAACTTGCTTTGGTATTGCCATTTTTCGCTCCTTAAGGTATGCGTGTTAGGCGGCTGGTCATACTAAACCTTTGCCGCTGTTGATGGGGCTTCTTTAATTAACTTGACTATTTCGCCAAGAACTTGACACCGCCCCTGTTGTAGTGCCACGTTATTAATGACACTTGGTAAGGTTTCTAACTCATGTAACCTCCAAGTCTCAATAAATTCTAATATCTCTGGAAACTGTTTAGATACAGCCGCCATACTTTGTAATGTTTTAGCATCAGGTCTAATCATTGGCTATTCCCTGTAGACCTGTTTTGAACTGTGTTCGCAGCCATACCACCTGCTGGATTACCAGCTGGATCAACTACTTGTCCTTGCTGTGGCTGCTGTGCTTGAGCCATCTCCTGCTGTGCTTTTAGCATGCGAGTCTTAAATGCCTCTTTTTCTTTCGATGGAATAATATCATCGACTGGCATCTGAAGCCCTTTAGCAACTTCTCTAAGAATAGCAGCCCTGCCTTCTGTGCCAAGGATCTGTGAATCAATCTCATTACCTGTAGCATTAAGAAACTCAATACGTCTGATATTAACAGTTTCTTTAACAGCTAGGTTAACAGCACCTTTTGGTACAATAGCTAAATCACCTTTGATAGATTCGTCATCGTTATACCGCATATTATATAAAAATATTCTGTGGATAACTGGTTTGATAACATCGTTATCTATATGCATAACTACTTGACGTATACCTTTACCCGCTGATCCCATCAACATTGAAAGTCCAGAGGCAGTTCGACCTGCGCCCTGAACGTTCAAGTCTCCAGTGACATAGGAAGGAATGCCACTATGGTCATCTGCCAACTTAGCAAACTTATCATATATAGCCGCTAACGTATTTGCATTATCTTCAGGCTGTGTAAACCTAACTGCAGGTGCGTTAGCTCCAAGGGGATCGTTTGTTACTTGCCAGATTTTCCACGGGTGGAGCTGCGTGATGTCTTCGTTCGGCGGGATTCTTTCGAGGTTAACTTCGACTTGAGGCCCGCTAGATATGCCCATGTTATTAACAAGCGCTCTTGTAGCTGCGTTACAAACATTTTGGACATCTTCAATAATTTCTGGTATACCTTTACCCCAAAACGCCCCAGGGGATTTAATAAACGATGTTTTAGCATATGGCTTTTCTCCTAATGGGTCGTAATTTAAGACCGCTTTAATTACGTAATTACCTATCACCCATACGTTTGCGTCATACTCTTTAGCTTGGTCTGGAACCATTTCTTCGTCCATACCCCACTCAACAAGCATCTGACCGCTAACCTTGCCCCAAAACTCTAAGGCATCATACATACTTGTAGGTCGCCTATGAGTGCTAAATTTACGTTCTTCTTCATCCTTTGTGTATTCAAAATCTTCTGTTATCCAGCTGCCATAATCATTCACACCTAGTTCTAACAGCTCACGAATAGCATCGTCATCATACCCAGGCAGACCAATAAGATCGGAAAGATCAGATCTGCTGAGCTTGTGGTGCTCAAAAAGATAACCGTCATTTATATGTGAAACTCCTGGCTCTGGATAAATATTAAACGGATCAACCCGTTCAAACTCTGGTGCTATAACCTCATCGGCACTGACTGTGGTCATCTCAGACGACTGGTCGTATTTAATACGCCTCTGTCTGCGAATGACAGGCCCTTTAAGAAAAGCACATGGAAAAGTTACTAAATCAGTAATAAATTCATTAAATGACTCAGACCAACCACCATGAGCAAACTGGTCATTAATAGTAATCTTCATTTTGTCTGCACGATTCTGTGCACCCTGCAACATTCCGAATCGGAAATCTTGAGTCACCATCTCTTTCAATTCACTAAGCTGAGCTGGTGTAGGGGCTTGCCCTAACTGTTTAATCATATCAACAACAGATTCAGCAAACGCTTCTTGAATCTCTGCTTGTTGTAGAGGTGTAAGTTCTGGAATAGGTGTAGGTTCTAAATCCCAAGGGGGTGTACCTGAATCTAACAGTATGTCACGTAGCCAAGACTCAGCGCCTCGACACTTGACTTCAGTTAACATCATGTAAATTTCTGAACCGCCTTGAGCTTGGATAGCCGCTAGCTTATCTGCTTCGTACTCACCATTACGTTGCCGCAAGGCTCTAAGCATAATATCTTCAATAGGATCTTTAGCTTCTTTAGCTGCATGCCAACACTCTTGTATATACGAGTGTAATCCCAGTATATAAGGCTCATTCTGTCTGTCTTGCAAAGCAGCCTTTGCCGCAGCTTCTTCTTCAGCTACAAGTTCTGCATTGCCTACAACACGTAACATTCTAAGCCCAACCATTACGCCATCCCTGTTCCGTAGCCTGAACCTTTTTTACGAGATCTTCTAGCTTTAGCCATTCTTTCTTCTTCGTCTTCATCCTCATCATCATCACGTTTTTTACGTTTATCCATATCATCACTATACCTCATAGCAGGGCCAACTAGCCCGCCTGTAATGTATGGTCTACGAACATCACCGTCACCCCCATTCATTTTGGGGTTGTCAGATGTCCTCATGTAAGGTTTACCACCTCCGCATTTACCTGCCATAGCCACCTCCAATAACTGACAACTTGTTATAGTTTACTCGAAAAAATAGCCCCGTCAAGTGGAAAGGAGTAAAACTTGACGGGGCTTAAGTCAGGGAGGTCTGCCAGTGGAGTAACATTCCAACCCATGGGAGGTCTAACAAGCCGAAAGCTATGTCCACCCTACAGCTGCTACTTTGCGCACTTCACGAGCTTGAGGGGTGAGTGTGCCTTCACCTATAGAATGTATATGCATCATTAAATATTGTAAAGCCTCAGCTACATGTGAGTGTTTATTTTTTTCTATAGTTCCATTTTTCTTATGGAATCTATATCCACCCATCATGGCTGACTTAAGATGTGTGCAGCGAGGGTCAAGTAAAAATGCAGAGTCTCCGTCTGCCTGCCGCATGAGAAAGTCATCGACAGCTGACAGCCTAGCTGACACACTGTTAGTTTTTGCAGGAAATACTTTGAAGCCTTCTGCTTTTATTATGTCAACAGCAGAACGCTCATCAGTCTGTGCTCTCTGTGTACCAGCAGGATCAACCACGATTATAACTGGACAGCTGGAAAATCTTTCATAGAGAAGCGGGCGGACAATGGTGCGGACGAAACGCTGGATGCCCATGTCGAAGGAGACAGCCTCATCAAATATCAACGCTCGCCCGCGAGGATCTAGTTGACCAAAAACTGCTGCTGGTGTCAAGCCTAAGTCCATACCGACAATAATAGAGCGCACACCATTAACAATAGGAGCGAGCGTAGACGTTGCCATATGGTAGTCTGGCCTAAAGTATTTGTACACTGGTTGCCCCGCTGAGCTGAGTCCGTACTCACCGTCAATAAAGACTCGGACATAATCTTCTGAACGGCCTTGGGTGTCATAATATCCATCTGGTAAATTCTCCACATTTTCTGCGAGAGCGCTTCTACCTGATGGTTGTTTGAACACATCCCAACCATTGTCGTTATCGCTGACTCCATCTTTCGGGTCTAGCTTTTCCATTTGGTAATACCACCATGTATCCATAGTTGGGGGGTTCGTGTCTCCCCACATACCAAACCATGAGGGCCCTCCATCTTTAGCAGACGGGTATCTCCCAATACGTTTGGACATGGCATCCACGATCTCTGGGTTAATATCTCTACACTCATTGAACCATGCAAAGGTCAGCTCAAGCGAGTTCAAGTTCGCCACATCGTCTGCATCATCGAGTGCACGAAACATAATCTCGCACTCGACATCGCCAACCTTAAAGAAATAGGTTTTAGTTGTACGCATGAAGTTACCGCACGTACCTGGTGGGAACCAATCGAGAAACGTCTTAATGGTCGTATCAGTCAACTGACGAACAGTTTCACGAACAACCGCAGCACGGGAGCGTCTCACCCCATCCTGACTGGGAGCTTGTTGTGATGCCCTACGGACAATTTCAAAACAGCTCGCCACCGACTTACCTGACCCGACTGGCCCCATAAGTACACGCATCTTCGCATCAGACTTCATAAAACCTGCGCATGTTTTTGATGGTGTAAAGTCTATGTTCATATCTTACTCAGTATAATTATAGCATAGGGTTTACTAACGTTGGAGTTCTTACGCAGCACTTTCTGTCTGAAAGCAACACCCTCAAGTTCAAGTAGTTTACCTATAGCTTCACATTCATCCAGTGTCTTGAATGTCGCCATCGGCTTCCCCTCGTACATGTTCGAGAACCTCTCTCTCAGGTTCTTGATCAATAGTGGTCGTTGCGATGTGCTCTTGACCTCCGAGGTTAATTGTAATTTTAACTCCGCCACTTTGCCCCTCTATAGCTGTATCGTTCTTTGGTTCTAGTCCGCCCCACTTAACAGTTGACTTTATCAAGTCAGCTTTAACTGCAGGCGATACTTCTGGAGAATGAATCAATGTCCAACTAGTTGTCAGGAGTTCTTCCGCCTGTGCGCGGGCCTTGAGCTTGAACGTCATGCCTTTCTCTTTAATGTCATCCCTATAAGAGTTGACCTGCTTGAGAAACACAGGGTCTTTGTTGAACACCAACACATCATCGGTACTAACCGAGTGTCGGTCTTTCAGTTCGTCCAAGGTCTCGCCACTGCCCTCTAGCATAAGCGCTATATCGAAAGCTAGTCGGTTCGACCACTTAGTATGTTTAAGTGGTAGTGTATCCATATGGTTGATCCTATGTGTAATGTACAATCCTGTCAAGAAACTTTGTAACTTTACACCTTCTAAAAAATGGCTCGTGTTATGAGAGGGTTACTTATATACAAGGCGGTCGTCAATGCCAATCCATGTACCCCCCTCCGACACACCCTATGGGTAATCGGTCAATCGAAAATATACCCCCCCTGTAATCCGCAGTTTTCCTAGTAACTTGACATAGTGTACAGTTTTTGCTTTAGTGAAGTTGTCAGCGGGAATGGTTCCCAATGACATTAACCCGCCACGCACAGCGTGGTCTGTGTGTGGCACAACCTAGGAGGTATGACTTATGTCATCATCTTATAACGGGTTGGTTGCACTCGATACTAGCAACCAAAAGGGTGTTCGCACTGTCGTGTTAAAGCGTGGTGTGGACGTTGGTGATAATCCAAATACGCCTGAGGTTACACTCAAGCGCTTGGAAGGTTTGCCTAAGGGTACGGCGTTAAACCCGTACAACTTCAACATCATTGCATTCGAGACGAATGTGAAGCTGAAGAAGAAAGGCGAACAGCTAACCATTGACCATCTTCGAGCAGTGCTCAAGAAGCTGGGCGATGACGCCAAGGTTTGGGTAAGTCCTTGCTGGAAGAGTTTCGGTAAGCCACCGAAGCTCAACATAGCGAAGGCGAGCGAGACCACTAACTACTCTCGCAAGTCTTCAGTCGACAAGTTCGACTTCGGATACTAATCAACCCAGAGAGGAGCTTCGGCTCCTCTCGCATTATCGAGGAGGCAACTATGCCAAAACTACACACAACTACCTATCAAGTACGTGTCAGTGCTGATAAGTTTCAAACATTCTCCACCACTGTGGTGAAAGAGTGGAGCCGAGCCAAGAGTATCGCACAGCGATGCATCAAGAAGCACGGTGTGGAAGCTAGAATACTGACAGTACGCAGTAGGTAACACCTCATGGGAGCACAGTGTGGCGCTGTGCTCCCTACTTTATGAAAGGAGACAGCCATGAATCAACAACAATTCGATATGTATATGCAGTACGGTTATACTATAGAGTACTTTGACAACACTCTTACACTTACTGACAGACGTTGGAAGTATAAGTTCGATGCCTCAGTACTAAAGATGAGTGATCTAAAGTATGCACTGAAGCATTATAACATAGATTCATTACCATGGTATGCTAAATTCAGGAGACACAACGATACAAACATCTATGTGTTGTACTCAACGAAGATTGGCATGGCATCAACCACCAAATAGAGATTAGGGCTTCGGCCCTTTTCTTTTTTCTTTTTATTTTTTAAGTTCTCTATCTATATACCATAGCTCGGGGGGTCATCGTGCGCTATTTGCGACTATCTTACAGCTATATTGGGGGGTATAACGTTACACTGTTAACAATCTATACGATATATAGCTAACATTACACAACGAACACACATTTAGATTGCATAAGTTTACATGTTAAACAGCTTAACTGCCTGGCATCGCTCAAGTTTTGCGCCATATTAGCGTCAAGTTAATCTAAATAATCTAAATAATCTATTAAAAATATACATATCGCCTATAGATAGCACTATTTAGGGGGGTACATAGGTTTGCCGTGCTAACATTACATAGCAGATTGCTAGATTATTTAGATTGTTCGCCATTAAAACATTGAAATTGTTGACTATCTTACGAGTCGTTTTACAATCTACTAGTACAACGTGTTGTATATTAGAACAGCGGGGGGCAACTTGACACTCGGCTCGGTTGGGGTATTCTGTGGGGGCTTGGCGAGGTGGTCTCGTTATAGCATGTTCTAACTTAACATTTAAAACTGGAGGTTAATATGGCTAGAACTTTTGATGGTACTGTTGAGGCTTATGTTGCACCTATTGCAAAAACTGTAAAGGTGCGTAATCACTCTGCTGGAACTGCTTATACAGCTGAGAATATCACTGAGCTTTATGGTGTAATGTTATCTGCTGCTGAAAAGCACAAGGTAACTGTGTCTGTATTCTGCCCTGATATTGAGAAGGGTCGTAAAGGTGGCTTTACTGTCGCTGAATTGAAGGCATTGGATATGGATAAATATCAACCGAAATTACTTGGTGGTAGATTCGGTGCTTATGTCGCTGTACTTGCTGATGATGATAAGTCTGTACCAACTGGTGCTAAAACAATCGTACTGTAATGTTAACAACTGTAGCAGGGTATGTAATGTACCCTGCTCAACCCTATGGAGGTCTATATGAAAACTAAACGTTGTGTATATTGCGCTAATCAATACCCAGTTAGACGCTATGAACTGGGGTATGTAACTTGCCTTGACTGTGGCAGTAAAGATGCCAGTACTGTCAAGCATACTGTCGTGCCATTACACAAATCTAATTACATCGTTGTTACTAATCGTAACGACCTTGTTGGTATCAATGTGAAAGGGGGGGTAGTGAAATGAAACTATCTGTTCTGCTTTCATGGATACTGTACGGCATGGTGTCAAGTGTATGCTTGATGCTAGCCGACAGTTATTTTGGTTGGGGTTTATTCCAATGAGAAACCTAATCGAAATATTGGGGGGGATACTGATGACGTTGGTTGTCGGTATTCTCATTGCGTTCGTACTAATCAATTTCATGCTTGGGTGTGAGACATGGGATGAATCATTGTGGACATACGAACATTCATGCGTAACACCATCAGCTATATGGGAAGGAGTAAAGATATGGCTAAACAAAACTTGAAGCTATTCATGCTACGGCATGAGCAAGGTGGATTAGCAGTCCGTGATGAGAGGGGGGATATTATCCAGTTCTCTGACAAGATGATTGCAAAGAAATCTAAGCAGGGAACTCAAGTAGTTTCCTATGGCACTGACCATCGCAACTATAAACTTAGGAAGGGAGACATATGATGCGAGCTACATTACTACAAGAAACTCTTAATGAGTTATTCAAATCTAAAAGACCTGTGTGTATCGAAGGTATGCCAGGGGGAGGTAAGACTACCATCGTACAACAAGTTGCCAACAAACTATCTGTTGGATACATCGAGAAGCATACACCTACCATGCTTGTCGAAGACTTTGGTGTACCAGACATGGCAGTTCAAGGTGATTCATTCAGTTACAAATTACCTGACTGGTATCCTGCTGAAGGCAGAACAGATATACCAGACGAGGGTATACTCTGCTTTGATGATCGTAACCAAGCACCTGCTGACATTCAGAAAGTACTAGCGAATGTATTGCAGGCTAGGACATTGCATGGTGTACCACTGAAGAAAGGTTGGCACTGCATGTCTACTGGTAACAGACAACAAGACAGAGCAGGTGCTAACAGAATCTTATCTCACTTACGTAATCGTGAGACTGTCATTGAACTTGAAACACACCTAGATGATTGGACTAGTTGGGCTATTGAACATGAGGTCAAGCCAGAGCTAGTGTCATTCATTAGGTTCAGACCTAATCTACTACATGACTTTGACCCACAGCGTGACATCAATGCTACACCACGTTCATGGGTTGAGGGTGTATCCGATGTGATTGGTATTGTACCTGCTGATGCAGAGTATGAATGTTTCAAGGGTGCAGTTGGTGAAGGTGCTGCAGCAGAGTTCGTTGGCTTTCTTAAGATACATCGTAAGCTACCTAATCCAGATACCATACTGATGAATCCAACGCAGGCTAATGTACCTGATGACCCTGCTACGTTGTATGCATTGTGTGGCACTCTCGCTCACAAGGCTACACTAGCTAACTTCGATAGGGTTATTACCTACGTTGGTCGTATGCCTAAAGAGTTCTCTGTCCTATGTATCTCGTATGCTACTCGCAAGAATGATGAGCTTGCTAGTAGTGGTGCGTTCACTAAGTGGGCAGTCGATAACCAAGATGTCTTGTTCTAGTGGAGGTATGATATGAAATTGACAGACAAAGCATTGCTAGTTCAACTTAACGTGTCGCAGTGGACTGCACGTAAGTATGACAAATCAGTAACACAACAAGTTGCTGAACAACATAACACAATCGTTGAGGCAGGCAGATACAACAAGTCTCTGCTACCCCTCAATGATTACCTTGGTAACATTCACAAGCTGACTACTACCATACGGACAGAGTACTACAAGAACACTCTGCCTTGGGGTATCAATGGTACGCAGATGTTACCATCTAAAAACTATCTGTCTTTTATGACAGAGCATCGTACCAAGAAAGCTAACTGGTTGACATTGGTTGACCAGTTCGTTGATGTGTATCCACAGTTGAAACTAGATGCACAAAGGCTACTACCTAACGGACTGTACAAGGA